TGGCTTGACCAGGTTATCATCCAGGCTGATAATAACGGCAACAATGGAAAAACAGAAATTTAAACATTAAAAAATACCAATGGAACGCAGAAACTTTTTTTATAACCTATCAGCATTATTAGCCGTATCAGCTACCCCCGGAATAGCAAAAATCGCTTTGGGTGATTCAGAGGGGCAGCATGAAATCAAACCAGAACCAGTTAAAGTGCCGGGATCGAGCGATGATATTACAATTCCAAATGAAGATGTTTTCCGGATTAAAATAGAACCTATAACTGAAATATTTGAAAATAAAACACATTCAATTATTACAATTACAGGATCGGGAATAATGCCCAATAAGGAAGTTGTAAGTTTTAAGGCTTTTATTGATAGAAGTCCCGAAGAATATCACTTTGTCAATCAAAACAAAATAAAAATAAACGAGAAATATATTTTTGAATTGATTGGTATTCACAGTGAACGAGTTGGCAAAGAATATTATATAGATGGTTTCAATGGCTTCTTAATACCAACCACAAAAGCCCCAGAAGTATATTTTACCTGCAAAAAACTTATAGAATTTTAAAAAATATCAATCATGAAAAGAATAAAACCAAGAAAATTAAAATTGATAAATTGTAAATTTTATGAAAATACAAGTGAAATCAATAAAATGTACAGAGAAGCAAAAAGAAATACAATGAAAAAGATTATGGGAATTGTAATAATTGTTTTATTCATTATTGGTGCTTTTTATTGGATTTTATGCCTTTGTTAAAATACTTAAACCTGAAATATGAATGAACGAAAGATAATAAGAAGATTAATACGTAAATATCCCCGGATTGCGGATGAAATAATTCCGCAGAAAAAAACAAACCTCTCCGGCTATTTCTCAGATTATGTCACCATGACCGGGACGCAGCCACAATGGATAAGCAATAACACCCGGTCGGAATCCTGCCAGTGGGATGAACCCCGGACTGTGTTTGTTGCCGTGATGATTAAGCTGATCGACCCGCTGTATTTTTCCGACAATGAAACCGTCGAACATGGGTTCAATAAGCAGATGGCGGAGCTATTAGGCTGCAATCAGTCACAAATTTTATACACTTTGCGAAAAGCAAGAAACTTTATGAGCGTCTATCCAGCCTTTGAGAAAAAAGTTAATGATATTGTCACAAAAATTGTCAGAGAATGAAATTCACGGTTATAACGGAAACTGACAAACGGGCTGTTTGTGACTACCTGGCGAAATTGCCGGATGGTAAACAGTTCATTATTGAGATAGCCGTAAAACGTGAAAAGCGCACATTAAGCCAAAATTCCCTGTACTGGCTTTGGCTGGCCTGCATTGAAGCGGAAACCGGGAATGACAAAAACATATTGCATCATGAGTTTGGAAATATGTATTTGCCCCGAATATCAGGAGAGCTAAACGGCAGACCAATAGAATCACCGGTCAGCACAAAGGCACTCAATACGATGCAGTTTAAGAACTACCTGGACCGGATTCAGACGTTTGCCGCTGCGGAGTTGGGGATAAGGCTACCCGACCCGGAGGATTTGATAATTGATTCTTTTGTTGAAATGTATAAAGACAGGGCGTAAAATGACAACCCAAGCCGACATATACGATTTCAATGACCTCGAGACGGCATTCGACTTTGACACAGACGCCTTCGGAGTAGGTTTCGATATTGACGTAGATACAAGGATCATAAAACCACCGCTGTCCAAGGATCGCGTCGCTGCATGGAAAAACGCAAAGAAAACGGCAGCAGAAATAAAAATTACGCCAGGAATGTCATATTTTGGAATCATTGACGGTTCATTCATCTTCGGAGACCTGTTAGAGGCGCTATTCACGCAGAAGCTGATCAGAGCCACACGATTGGACATTTCAACACTCAGCCTGTCACAGGATAACGTTGACAGCCTCGCCACGCTGTTGCTGAAAGGATATGTGAAAAACCTTAACCTCATTGTTTCGGATTATTTCTACCAGCATGAACGGAGACTGCTCATGCCGTACATCTATAAGGAACTGGATATTGACAACCGTTTTCAACTGGCGGCGGCAGGCATACACACGAAGATTATAACAGCAAGGCTTACCAGCGGTATAAACCTTGTGATGCACGGAAGCGCAAACCTACGTTCTTCGGGAAACATTGAACAGGTACACATCCAGGATAGCATGGAGATACTGACTTTCTGCGAAACGATTAATGACAAGATAATTGATAAATTCAAGACAATAAACAAATCTGTAAGGAGAAACGTATTATGGCAGCAAATAATACCAGGAGCATCAAGAAAACAATGATAGCAAGGAGCAAAACAAAGGCGAAATTACGGAGGGAAAAGACATACGACTTCAGTAATGCACCATTTTAACTCCCTACAACTGATAACAACAAATGGCTGACAAAAAAAAGCAAGTCACGGAAGCGACCAAAAAGGCATTTCTCCAAGCGATGGTGAAGAGCTTTGGGAATGTCACGGCGTCATGTCGTGCTGTTGGAATTGACCGATCAACGCCCTATCAGTGGGCGGACAAAGACCCGGAATTCAAGGAGAAGTTCAACAGCAATATGTATGAAGAAACTTTTTTGGATGCTATTGAAGCGAAACTGGCAAAGCTGGCAATGGATGAAAACCCGACGGTACTGATATTCCTTGCAAAGACGAAAGGAAAGAAGCGGGGATATGTAGAGCGCAATGAAACCGACCTGACCACCGGGGGAAAGGAAATAAAGATTGTATTACCAAGTGCTGATTAAAAACTAACAGATATGAAATTCACACAAATTACACAGACTGCTGGGGATTGTACTGCTGGATTTGCCATTGATTTAGACAGAGAATATACAGTTGGAGAATTAATAAATGAAATACTTACACGGCATGAATGGGGATATATAGGCATACACAATGAGGGGCAAGCGTGGTTTCAGCATGGAACACCTAATTGTGAATACCGAAAAGATAAGTTAGTCACAGAGATGCAAAAAGAGGTACTAACTATGAAAATTAAAAGTGTGACAGCAAGTGGAGGGTATAGTAGAATGGATTATATTATTTATTTACAATAATGCTGAATGATATGAATCCAGTAGATGACATTCACACCGCAATTTCATACTTCCATGAACATGGCAGTAAAATAGCTGAAATGCGGATTACAGTAGAAAAATTCAATGAGTTGTTAAAACTCACAAATTGCAAAAATAAACTTGAGTTTTTTCGCCTGTATCGCAGCAAATACCCCGATGATGAAAAATTTAAAATTGTTTTAGTTCATTAATAATGCTGATTGACATGAAAGATAAAATATATTATGACTTTACTGTAAACGCAGACAAGATATTCAATCCCCTTTTTCAAAAGTTACAAAAGGCGAACACACGCTTTGTATTATCATACGGCGGGTCTGGTTCGTCAAAATCATGGACACAGACACAGTATGAAATCATCCGTGCCCTGCAATCGAAAGAGACGATACTTGTCTGCCGAAGATATGCCAGCACCCTGAAACATTCCGTCATTGCCCTGTTCAGCCGTATCCTGGCCGACTGGCAATTTAGAGACCTGTATACGGAGAACAAGTCCGACAAGGTATTTTTCTTTGTCAACGGCAGTCAAATTATATTTAAAGGGATGGATGACACGGAGAAGATCAAATCCATTGCCGGGATAACCCGTATCTGGATGGAGGAAGCCAATGAGTTTTCACAGGATGATTTCAACCAGCTCAACCTTCGCCTCCGGGGTCGGGATAACCTGCAACTGACAATGACATTCAATCCGATTGATGAAAACCTCTGGATTAACAAATTGTTTTTCCTTTCCGGGCAGTATACAGACCAGACGACAATCATCAAAACCACCTATAAGGATAACAGGTTCATTGACGATATATACAAGCAGGAATTAGAGCGTTATCAGCGGATTGATCCGAATTACCACCGTATCTATGCACGTGGAGAATGGGGAATAATTGATGAAGCCCGGATATTCAGGACATGGGAGTTTTCAGAATTCCCGGAAAGGGATGCTCGGGTAATCGTTTACGGTCTGGACTTCGGATACTCCCAAGACCCGACCGCTGTTGTCCGGGTTGCGGTATGGGATAACTGCATATACATTGATGAAGTGTTATACCAGATTGGGCTGACAAATGCTGACATTGCCCGGTTGATTAAGCAGGACGGCTATCATGGTGAGCCCGTTGCATGCGATTCAGCAGAGCCAAAATCAATACAAGACCTTCGGAACTTCGGGATACAGGCATTATCAGCAGACAAGGGGAAAGGGTCGATAAATGCAGGTATTGACAATCTCAAGCGCAACACGGTATATATTTCCCCCCGAAGCCGGAACATACAGCGTGAAAACCTTCACTACAAATGGAAGAAAGATAAGCTCGGTAACTTCCTGCCAGTCCCGGAAGATGCCAACTGCCATTTGATTGACAGCATTAGGTATAGTTTGAGTTTAGGACTTCACAACCGGGCCAGCGTTTCCCTCGATGGCGTTTTCTTCTGATTATTTCACCTTTTGCCAAAGTGTGAAATCTTTCACGCAATATTGATAAGAATGTACTTCAACTTTCAAGTAAAATTGCTTGAAAATGTACATTCTAAATGACAATAGATGAAATATTAGCCCTGCCCGTTGATAAGGCTGTTGAAAAACTGAAAGTTGCACAGGATTTGCCCGACTATGAAAAGGAGCTGGCACTTCAGTACAACCCGGAAGATCATGACGTATTTGATCACACACTCCGTCCTGCCAAGTCTGTAAAACGTTCAACCGGAAATCTTGATTCATCCGGGAAGGAAATCACCGAAACCGTATCCGAAGATGTCAACCGTATTGCCGTTCCATTCCAGAAATTGATTGTAAACCGTGCAGTCGGCTTTTTGTTAGGAAACCCGGCCAAGATCAAATCCACAGCCGAAAACCCACAGCAGAAAACCCTTGTGGAGATGGTTGAAAAGACATTGAAGGACAACAAGGATCAATACTTCAACCGCAAACTGGTCCGCACGGTTAAGAGTGAATGTCAGGCAGCGGAATTGTGGCATCTGCAGGAAGATCCACTATTCTGGAAAAAGACCGTAACAAATGTTAATTCTATTTTCAAACTCCGGGTCAAACTACTCTCCCCCTCCGCCGGGGACAAGCTATACCCCTTCTTCGATGAAACAGGTGACATGACCGGTTTCAGCCGTGGTTACAAATTGAAGGACGATGACGGCAAAGAGGTTGAACATTTTGACACCTGGACAGCCCAGACCATCATCGAACGGGATAAACCGGGCGGGTCGGACTGGACAGAAACACGAATAGCAAATCAGTATCAGAAAATCCCGGTTATTTTCTATCCTCAACCGCAGGCGGAATGGGCAGATGTGCAGTCCATGATTGAGCGGTACGAAACCAAAGCCTCAAATTTCGGTGATACAAATGACTATTTCGGCGCGCCGATGGTCAAGGTCATAGGCAATGTCCGGTCACTTCCGAGTAAGTCCACACAGGGGAAGGTCATTCAAATGGAGACCGGGGGAAAAGCTGAATATATGTCATGGACACAAGCCCCGGAAAGTGAGAAACTGGAATTTGAAATGCTGGAAAAGCAGATTTATGCCTGTACGCAGACGCCGAATATTTCCTTTGATCAGATGAAAGCACTCGGACGCGATCTGTCAGGCTTTGCAATCATGCTCTTGTTTGCAGACGCACACATGAAAGTTCAGAACGACATTGAATTGTTCGGTGAAATGTTCCAGAGGCGGCTGAATCTACTGAAACACATTTGCGGGACGGTTATCAATGTGTCACTGGCCGGGGAGGTTGATTTACTGGAGATTGAACCGGTATTCACGCCCTATCTGCCGGAGAATGTAAAAGAACAGGTTGAAATATTAAGCATTGCACGGGCGAACCAGGCATTAATCAGCAACGAAACGGCAATGGAGAACAACCCGCTTGTTAGCAGCGTGGATGAAGAACTGAAACGCATGGATGCAGATGAAAAGGCGCAATCAGCACGGGCGCAGGAAGAATTAGGAGGTTCATTTAATTTAACATAAACACACAATGGCTTATTCAATTGCACTTACAAAAAGAACTAACGGCGGCTACACCGTCGTTGCCAACGGGGTTACAAGTTACCCGTCTGAGGTAATCTATCACGGCACAGAGGACGGAGTTATTCTCTATGCACGTGGTTTGAACTTGTTACGTTTCTACCGTCCGACCGAATGGACTATTCAGACCGTTGCAACTTATACAACTGTTGTTCAGGTGTGTGACGCTCTGGATGCACTGGGAGTATTGCCAGCCGACACGCTGGAAGATATTGAAGCACTGCTGACCACGATTGACGCAGACACCGGGGCGATTAAAACTGCCGTCGAAATCATGGCTGGTTGGGATGAATCAGACCGGGCAAAGGTGAATCCGATTGCCGGACAGGCGGGGATTGCTGCCGGTGCTGGTGCTGTTGCAGATACTGTTCCGAGGGTGACATTGGCAAGCGATGACCCGGCAGTAGTGGCATTGCAGATCATAGACAACTGGGATGAGAGCAACCGGGCGAAGGTAAATCTTATTGCCGGTCAAGCGGGGGTTGATGGCAATTCCGGGAATCTGTCCAACCGGACGGTCAGGGTAGCAGTTGCAACCGATGACATTAATGTGGTGAAGGTCGTGACCGCTGTTGAAAAAATGGACAATTGGGATGAGAATGACCGGGCGAAAGTTAATCTCATTGCATCGCAGGCGGGAGTGGATGGCAACAGCGGGAATAAGTCAGATAAGACCGTTAGGGTGGTACTGGCTACTGATCAGCCAGCATTAACTAACAAACTGCTTGTAACGGAGGACAATTCAGGTGCAATCAAGACCGCAGTAGAGTTAATCGATAACGCCGTTGATGGTAACTACTTAAACACAAATCTCAATATTGCCGGTACTGATGCAGCAGCCGGAACGGGCACACAAAACGCACAAACGATACGTGTAGTCATTGCAACCGATCAGGCACAATTAACAAACAGTTTGAAAACCGTTGACGACAACGGGGCTGCAATCAAGACAGCGGTAGAATTAATTGACAATGCCGTAGATGGGAATTTCCTGAATACAAACATGAATGTCGCTGGGACAGATGTAGCGGCAGGGACAGGGACGCAGAATGCACAGACGTTGCGGGTTGTATTGGCAACAGACCAGGCGCAGCTTACCAACAGCCTGAAAGTGGTTGATGATAATGGTTCAGCGGTTAAGACTGCGGTAGAACTCATTGACGACACGGTGAAAGTCCTCGGTACGGACACATACACGGAAGCCAGTACAAAGGGTCTGGTTGTGGGTGCATTCCGCCGGGATGCTGAAACAACGATGGTTGACACAACAAATGAAGTTGCGCCATTGCAGGTTGATGCAGCGGGGAGGCTTAAAGTAACTTCCCAGGGACGCAATTCAGCCCCGGCTGTATTGGTTGCCGCAGGGTCAGCGCAAAATGTAACTACTGGATGGGTGGACTTCGGGAGTGAAATCACAACCGGCGGGGCTGAGCTGTTGGCGCTCTGGTTAGTTGTTACTCATACCGATTCTGCGAATGTGCGGGCTCGGATACTGGCAAAGCACACCGGGACAACGGGGGTGGAGTTCACAGTACCGATCAAGACCGTTTCATCAAATGTTGTAAAGGCTCAGGGGCATTATTACGAATTGGACACGGACGCCACGCAAAACATTGTTCTGGACTGGGATATTTCAGCCGTTCCGGTCGTTCAGGTTCAGATAAGTTGTGAAACCGTAGGGTCAACGGCAGATACAGTTTCAGCAGATTACACCCTCAAATTCTGATGACATGGGAAATTTAGGAGCGACATATTTAGCGGGAGGGCTGGATATTCAGTCAGCTGTTATCGTTGAGACGACAGCCAGCGCAACGACAAACGGGGTTAATCTGTTAGCGGCATATACGGCAGCGAAAGCATTGACGCCAAACGGGGCAGCACTGAGCGCAACAAACCGGGCGAGTGTGATAGTCCCGCCGGGAAAGTATTCATTGGATAATGGGGCTGATTCAGCAGTGCCATCTGGAGTTACAGTTACGCCGGATGCAGTTGGTGAAAATACGCTCACTTTCTATTATCGATTAGTATATTCAAAAACGGACAATAGTTTGCGGTCACTGATCACAAATGAAGCGACGTTCACAATCGGGGATAGCACAACGGAGATAATTGTAGCGGGTGGAGATATTCCATATTGGGCAGATAATATGATGGTTTTGGTTGGGACGACATCGGGAAATCTACCTTATGGCGCGACAATAACCACTTTTTCTTCTGATATTTTGGGCGAGTATCCTGATTTGGAATTGGGTGATTTGTATGCAGTATATTCAGCTATTCCGGCATTTAAGGCATTTACCGCCCTTACCCTTGACACGCAGTTTGTTGACATCATAGGGCTGACCACAGACCGGAGTTTGCAGCACATTTATGGCACACCCCCGGCAACCAATTCCGGGGTGATAATTCAGACGGCAAACGATGTGCATATAAGCAATCTGACGGTGGAGATATTGACGGCATACGGAACACCGGAATTGATTAGCACCGATTCAGCAGCTTATTTCCCATCTACAAACCTGAATAATACGGTTATTGAAAATGTGTATTTCAAGGGGGAAGAAGGGAGTGAAACTGTTTTGTGGTCAATGAGGGTTAGTATTGAGTATTCAGGCATTTTCACAAATTGCAAAGGGGAAGATTGTGCTTTTGGCGGTAGTGCTGGCACAGCATCAGGAACTTTCACTAACTGTTTTAGTGGAGATTATTCATTTGGTGATGGTGGTATAGCATCAGGAACTTTCAATAATTGCACCGGGGGAGTAAGCGCTTTTGGTGGTTATGGTATAGCATCAGGAACTTTCAATAATTGCACCGGGGAAGATTGTGCTTTTGGTGGTTATGGCGGCACAGCATCAGGAACTTTCTCATATTGCACAGCCGGGGTATATTCATTTGGAGATTCAGAAGGATAAAATAAATACATTATGGCAACAATAACAGCATCAGTAGCAACGATAGAGCTTGTCGCAGGTGGCACAGGCTACACGGCAGAGGATGAACTTACCGTTGGGGGTGGAACAGGCACGGCAGCAACAATAAAGGTTCTAACAGTAAATGCCGGGGTTATCCTAACCGCTGAAATATTGACCGTCGGGGCATACACAGCAGAGCCGACAAATGCAGTGGCGGTAACGGGTGGCACAGGCAACAATGACGCCACGTTCAACCTCACATGGCATGAGGGGCACATGTACGCCTGCATTGACGACACGGGCTTCATTGCGGAAAAGAACTGGGATGATGTAGCATAAATAACGCTCTAAATACAGGGACATGATACTCATAATATTTGGATTGTCGATAGGTGAATTAGTTGCGCTATTCACATTCTTCGCTCTCATAATTGGCGCAATAGTACAGCTCAACGTTAGGATTAAGGGAAATGAAGATGGGATAAAGTTGGTTCAGGAAACAACGGATGAAAAGATAGAGGCTTTGAAAAATTCAACGGAAAATAGGATTAATGCCTTAGAAGCGGGGAGAAAACAAAACGCCGACAATATTGAAACAATGAGAAAGGAAAACCGGGAAGATCATAAGGCGATCATGGATAAACTGGACAGTCTCCTCGGATATATTCCTACAAAACAAACAAAAAGAATGAAGCCGACATGACAACAGCCGCAAACAAAAAGAAAAATAACCACTTGATTGAAATCATGTTCTGGTGGATTATCGTTGTTTGGTTCATAGCCAATGTTCTACTGTATCTATTTGATAAGGTATTATGATAGCCCGGATATTGCAACAACTGAAGATTGACGAGGGCGTAAAGCTGAAACCGTACTACTGTTCAGAAGACAAGTTGACTATCGGCATTGGGCGCAACCTGGAAGACCGTGGGCTTGACCGTAACGAAATGTTATATCTTATATATAACCAGCAGGAGCGCAGAAACCGATTTCCCCGTGACATCGAATCACTGGACGAAAAGACGATGTTTCTCATGCTGGTGAAAGACATGAAACGTTTCGGGATAACGGTAGCGGAGGCAGAGGTATTATGTATCAATGACATTGAAAACTGCATCTGGCAGTTAGAAAAAAGGCTGCAATGGTTCAAGACCGCACTTGTCGAAATCAAAGAGGTTCTGATCAATATGTGTTTTAACATGGGAATTAAGAATCTCATGACCTTCAAAAATACGCTGTTCGCAATGTCAGTTGGTGAATATAAGCGGGCAGCGGATAATATGTTGAAATCAAAGTGGAGAAAACAGGTAAAAGACAGGGCTGTACGGCTGTCAGAAAGGGTCAGGGCATTGGAATGAGTATCACACAGGCATGGGATAAGACAAAGGGATACAAGACAGCATCCGGGGGGGTGCTGTTGTTGTTATTCCAGTTTATTAAGCTGGTTTCAAATCGTGAAATCCCGGATGAATGGCAGGAATTGGTATACAATGGCATCGGGTTAATTGCCGCAACGGGAGTGTTTGATAAACTCTGGCGCAACCGGCGGAAGATGATTGAATGGGTAAAGGATTTATTCAGGCGGAATGAAAATAAAGTAAAACAATCTGTAAACGATGGAAGAAATCAAGATTCATCAGTTTAATCCTGTAATTTATCCTTACAAAATTTGGATCGTTGTTAGTAAAAGCGCAGACATTATAGCTGAGAGGTTTTATGAATATAACGGGAAACCGATTGAATTTCTAAATAGAGATACTGGGAATCTGCGTGCTTTTGTGATGACTGTAACTTCAAAAGATCAAGCATATTATGGCGCAATTATGTTGTTTAGGTCAAAGAAAAGCATGTCCTATGAATTAGTTGCGCACGAGTCTTCACATGCTGCAAAATATCTATTTGAGCATATTGGAGCTGACGTAAAAGAGCATGAACCTTTTGAATTTGTAGTTGGATGGATCGCTGATTGTTGTTACCAAGTAAAAACCGGAAAATTCAAGTAATGAAGTCCAGGGAAGCCAACCTGCAATCAGCCTGTGTCAAATATTTCAGGTATCAATATCCGAAACTGGCCGGGGTATTCTTTCACGTTCCAAACGGGGGAAGCCGAAACGCCATAGAAGCCAAAAACCTAAAAATACAGGGAGTTGTCCCCGGCGTTGCTGACCTCATTCTATTGAAACCTTCCGGGCAATATTCATCTCTCTGTATTGAAATGAAAGCAGGAACAGGGCGACAATCAGAATCACAGAAGCAATTCCAGCAGGCAGCGGAGAAAGCGGGGAATAAGTATGTCATTGTCCGCACGTTTGAGGAATTTGTGGACAATATCCATCGATATCTGAATAATTGTTCTGAATATATTACTGGTGATGGCTGTTAGTCCCGAAAATATTGCACAATCTCCGGTATTGCAATCAGAGAGAAAATTAATCCGCCGGATGATGGCACAGAACCGGGAAGCGGCTGTGATATTCCGGCAATATGCTGATACTACTGCCGATATTTTGAAGCGTTACCGGCTGGACACGACAACGCTCTGGAATAAGTCACCACGATTAAGACAAGAAATATTATCAGCCAGTCAGAGGCTCAAAACCGAAATTGAGGTCATGGTCAAGCAAAACACGGAATGGTCGTGGCTATTATCAAATCAAAAGAATGATCAGATTATTCAGGACTACATTGATCGCTTACCGCTAACCGGGGATGACATATACCGGATAGGGACAGACCAGTTCACGGGAGAACAGATAAAGGAAAAGATATACCGGCGGACAGATTTGTTTGCCCAGAACCTTGTCGCCTATGACCAGTTTGTTAACCGGAAGGTTGCGGGAATGGGACTGAGTGATAGGGTCTGGAATGTGGCGAAAGAATCACAGGCAGTATTGGAGTATTATGTTGAATCAGGGATTGCAACGGGACGGTCAGCACAGGAAATGTCACGGGACATCAGGCAAATACTGAATGAGCCGGATAAGCTATTCCGCAGGGTACGAAACCCGGAAACCGGGCTGTTGGAGTTAAGCCGTCCGGCAAAAGCATATCACCCGGGGCGGGGTGTGTACCGGGGTGTGTACCGGTCAGCGTACAAAAATGCACTGCGGTTGACACGGACGGAAACAAATATGGCTTACCGGGCAGCAGACCATGAACGCTGGAAAAAGATTGACTGGATATTGGGCTATGAGGTAAAGCTATCAAATAGTCATCACATCATTGATGTTTGTGATTCAATGGCAGGGCGTTATCCGAAGGAATTCAGGTTCATCGGATTTCATCCGGCTTGTTTGTGTTACGCAACGCCAATCCTGCCCACACAGGATGAAATGCTGGACAATGTAATTGACGGGAAGCCGATGGATGGGATGGTAGGCGATGTCCCGGACGGGTTCAAGTCGTGGGTAGCAAATAATCAGGATAAGGTCAGCAAGTGGGCGAATCAGCCTTATTTCGTGCGAGATAACTTCCGGGGCGGGCGGATTGAAAACGGATTGAAGAATAATTAGGTAGATAAAGATAGAATCTACTTTTTTCTACCCATATCATTTCATAAAAACATTTGATGACAAGAGAGAGACCGGTTTACTGCCGGTCTTTTTTTTCACACTTTCGCAAAGTATTGAATCAATTCAACCAATATTGAAGCAATCTGCAATCAGATTGAATTATTTTGAACGCAATATTAAAGCGTTCAGAATAAATGAAAGTAAAATTATTTGAAGCACTGAAAACGGAATACTCATCTCTCGGGTTCAGTCAGAAAACGCTGGAACAGGTAGCCGACTATCTGGGCCAGACCGTAACGGAAGAAACGAACATTGAACCGGCAGTAACCGGGGCAGAACCACTACTCAAAGCATTTCAGGGCGAATTTGACAAACGGGTAACTGAAGCAGTTGCAAAAGCCAAAACCGAACAGAGAAAGCCGGACACACCTCCCGAACCACCCAAAAAACCGGATGAAGATGTTCCCGCGTGGGCTAAGACCATGATGGAGCGTCTTGAATCATTCGAGAAGAAGGAATCACAGGTACAGCTGACAGCGAAACTAAAAGCGAAGATTGCCGACCGTGTTCCCGATTCATTTCTGAAGGGGCGGGCAATAACAATTACAAGCGAGGCAGACATTGACAAACTGGCTACTGACATCGAAGCGGATTACACAGCAATGAAGCAGGATATGGTTAATCAGGGTGTATTTGTCGAATCTCCAAAGCGTTCCCAGCCACCCGGACAGGAAGGCGTTGAACTGGCAAAGCGAATAGCGGAGCAGAAAAACAAGGGCACTTCCGAGGGTGTGGAGGGAAAGAAAATCTAAGTATTAACAAAAAAAACACACAATGCAGATTACAGAAGCAACCATTTCACCGCAGACCGTCGTGTTTGATTATATCAAGCAAGACCTGCCGGGAGGGGTCAGCCTGGATACCGACCGTTTCGCTACCGGCGTAACGGGAATTAAGGCTGGCACTCCCGTGTATGTTGACAAGACTAACCGGATTGCATATCTGGTGAAAACGTCAACAGTTATCACAAGTAGTACAGCTACTGCCGTCCGTGTAGCAAAAAACGGACACTGGATTGTTGGCGAATATGTCAGCGATGGGTACGTAGCACAGGCGATCAGTTCTATCACCACAACGGGCAGCACATATGACGTGCTGAATTTGGGCGGAAGCCTTTCGGTCTATGCCGCCGGGACGATCATATTTGAGACCACAGCGGGCAACCTCTACAAAGGCAGCCATGCACAGGTTGAAGATACTGCCGGGGACTACCTCGACATTTACGATCCGACATTCACAAGTGAGGGGCTAAAAATCACTATCGCCCAGACTTCAGGCAATACGCTATCGGTTACATACTCAAACCACGTTCTGGCCATAACGCTGGCAAACTCAACGGCAGCGACTAATAACGCAGCAGCCATTCAGGCAGCTATTAACGCCCTGGTGGAAGAGGATTATCCATGGGCAGCCTTCTACTGTGTAGGGACTGACTGGGACGGCAAGCAGACCGGAGCAACCCTCACGACCGCTGCCGACACGTTTGAGGCAGTCTACCCGGATAAGTATGTACCTAACGGGTTCATTAAGGACTATGTGGATGTCACCTATGACAATGCAGATTGTTCGGTTGTACTGGCCGGGGCTGTTCGCAACAGCGCACTGCCATTCCCGCTGACCACAGCACAGAAAGCACTTCTGCCAAACTTCATTTTCAACTATTAACAGGGAGGATAAGCAATGAAAACACCAATAATTGACGGATTTAGCGAAGCAGGTTTGGTTTCATACCTGAACACACGGCAGTATTCAGCATTATACTGGCCTACCCTGTTCCCGATTAAGCCAGTTGACAGGCTGGATGGAAAAACGATGATTGGCAGTGTTGGCAGCCGGATTGCAGCTTATGTTATCAGCTATGACACAAAAGCACCGGAAACGACCCGCAAGAGCCTGACCACGCAGCATTTTGATATTCCAAAAGTGGCTGTTGCCCGGAAAAAGACCGAAGAAGAGATTATAGAGCATCACATCACAAAGGCTATTCGGGGCAATGACGCTGTACTGGAGGACTATTTTAATGACATCGATTATGTCTATGACGCTGTTCAGGCGCGTATGGAGTGGATGGCACTGGCAGCCCTTTCAGCAACGAAGTTCACCCTTTCGACAACCAACAACCCGATGGGTATCGTGAATGAAACGGCTGTTTCGTTCGGAATGCCAACGGCAAACCAGAAGGTCGTCACCACAGCAACCTGGACAACGGGACATGCCACGACGATGGTGCCAATAACCGATTTCAAAAAGGTCGTGAAGGCAGGGCGTGACGCCGGGGTACAGCTCACAAAGGCATTAATGGACGCCGACACGTTCGATCTGATCACCGGGTCAACCGAGTTCCAGAATGCCGTGAAACAGTTTGTCAACATCGAAACTACCGTTGTCGGACTGGAAAGCCTGGCACTGGCAAATAAGGTGATGAACTCACTGCGTTTGCCCGAAATTGTCATCATAAACACTTCCGTCGGAATTGAAAACGCAGCCGGGACAATTAGCTATTCCAATCCCTGGGACACGAACCATGTCACCTTCATCCCTGACGGGGCAATGGGTTCAATGTTCGCTGGCCCGATAGCGGAAGAAATTGAAAAGCCTCTGAATGTTCTTCAGTCCAAACGCGGGCCGGTTCTGGTTTCTATCCAGAAAGAGTTCAACCCCGTTGCGGTTGTGACGAAGGGTGAAGCCAATGTATTCCCATCCTGGCCGATGGTGGATAAGTGTTTCTCACTGTATCACCAAGACACAGGCACTTGGGCATAACAGTATTGTTCTTTGAAAGATTGAATTGGAGATGACCAATAGCGACGCGCTAAAATCAGTAACAAAGTACCCACTGTCGGCCAATGCAGTAACACGTATTTGCGCCGACAGGGGTATTACCGCCGCCGGGACGTATGCCGGGAAAGACCAGGCTTTTGAGTTGGCTATGGCAGATGTGTACGCATTTCTGGCAGCTTCCGGGAATATCTCGGAAGGGGGCTTTTCAATAAGCATATCCGACCGGGAGCAGCTGGCAAATATGGCAGACGCTATCTACTCGAAGTGGGGTGACGGGATGAGTGCAGCGGGGATGCCAACAGTCCGCAATAAGTCAAATCTATGGTAAGTCAATATCCTGATACAGTTACGGTCAGCCACGGGGCAACCTGGAAGCAGCAGACAGACGGAGACTATGAGGCGAATGCTGCAGCCAGTACGTTCACGTCGGAATGCCGGTGCGAACCGGCGTCATCGAATCCCGTTCTGCGGGGTGACGATGGGGCTGAAATAGCTTATCAGTGGATTGTGTACATGCCACAGACAACGACAGTTTTCGGATTTGGCGACCCGGTGAGTATGGTTCTGGCAAATGCCACCACCTACACGGGGACGGTAAAGCGACAGTCAAACGGTCAGTTAAATAGCCGGTTATGGGTATAGTTCCGCGATTCAGAAAAACAGATGTTTTGAGCGAACTTGAAAAGGGGAAGGTCAAAATAGAACGCGGGCTGATTAACACCCTGATCTTAGCCGGGGAAGCATTCGTCAAGGATGCACGGGAGGCGTTGAATATCGATGCATCAGCATTTCCGAAAGGGGATTATCAAGACCAGACGGCAAACGCGCGAAGCTCAATAGGCTATTTCGTGCTGAACAACGGGAAGATCGTGGCGGAGAATTTCCTCGGCACAGCGGAAGGAGAAGCAGCAGGACGGAAGGTTTTGGAATTTGTTGCAGAAAGGGACAAGGGGTATATCCTGGTTGGCGTGGCTGGAATGGATTATGTCAATGAGTTAGAATCACGTGGTTACAATGTGATCACCTCACAGGCTGACATGCTACTGTTCAAACTCCCCGGGCAACTTCAAAACCTTGTCAACCGTGCAAACAAAATGGGCGTCGGATTCGGAATTGACGTTTTCGGTGACATGGCATTTACAGGCACACGAAGCACAATAGTAGAATGAAAACAACGGATTACGCAATAGACTATCTGTACTCACTGCTGAAAGGCAAAACGGGCATCCCGTCCGCTTTGTACAAGCATGAAAAGCCGTCAATCACGGCAGGCACGGAGTATATTGTCATTAATTCGTTACCGGTGAACGCAGGAGTTCTGCAAACGTGCCACGCGAATGTAAACTACCACGTTCAGGACTTAGCCCCCGGAATCACCGACTTTGCAAAGCTGAAAACAGGCACGGCAACGATAATGGGACTTGTCGAGCAGGTTGATTCCACCACATCAGGCATTTACATTGATTTTGAGTCGCAGCAATTTTTCTCCGAACCAACACTTTCAGAGACATATTCAAATATCAGATTAAAGATTAAAATCCTAAACACGTAATAAAATGGCATTAACAAAATATGCGTATGGAATTGCGGGTGTCAAGTATGGCACTCCAACAGGAACGTCTTCGATGCCGGGCACGTTGACGCCGTGGGCGCAGACTGTCCAGGGGTCGTTTACACTTTCGGAATCGGAATCCACGACTAAGGACTTTTTCGTGGAAGAAACGAGTACACCAGTAGAATCTATTGTCTCCGAAGCGGGGGCACTTTCGATCACATGGCGGGCGTATGACCTTACCCCTGCATTGATTGTGATCATGAAGGGCGGAACGGCAGGTGTACAGGGAACGGGGTCAACACAGATGCAGTCGTATGCCGGGCCGGTAACGATTGACAAGGTTAATCTTGCTCTTGAAGTCACAACTACTTCGGGAGCGATATTTCACTTCTACAAAGCATCCTGCCTTTGCCGGTTTGATTCAGCTATCAGCCGGGAACAGATGCTTGAAGTTGAAGTTACCGCTACCATGCAAGATCCCGGTGACGGAAAGTCACCGTACTACTTTGAACTCCCTGACCCGCATTAATCAGTGTTCATCATAGTTGTTAGTTTGATTGGTTTATTTGGTTAAAAAGCCGTCCGTTACATGTGTTGGCGGCGGCTTTTTTGATTTTCACTGTATGAAAGAAAAGAAACAGGAAAGAGATCCGGAAATGGAATACCAGGCAGGGGCGGCTTTGGTAGATGATGGGATAACGTTCAAAATACCGTTCATATTCGGCACGAAGCTGAAACTGAAGGTCAGACCTATCCGGGGCGGGACGTTAATCAGGATGTCAATGCAGGTAGCGAAGATGAAGCCGGTGAATGAATCAGAACAGATGAT